GGTTCTTTTGCAATCACAGTTACAAACGTTTCTGGCGGTTCATTAAGTGAAGCCATTGTTCTTAATTACAAAATAATTAAGGGTTAAATGGGATTATTTGCTTTTAAGCGAATAAAGGAAAAAGAAGCTGCCGTAGTGGTGGCTTCTATTCCTAAAAAAACAAAAAAACGTAAATCAAAAACTAAGGTCGAAAATGGCAATAACCATAACAGCAACAGCAGGAAGCGCAACCGCAAATAGCTATTTAACACTTGCGGATGCTGACGCAATAATTGAAGGGCTAGTTCTTGATGACGATGTTACAGCTTGGGATAATTCAACAACAGATAATAAAAACCGCGCATTATATACAGCTACAGTTCGTATAGATCGCGAAAGATTTCTTGGTGCAAGGGCAACAGATACACAGGCTTTACAATGGCCTAGAACAGGAGTTAGAAAACCAGATACTTATGTAAATACTTATGCTGTTGGATTTCCTTTTCGTATATCAACAGATTATTTTACAGATACAGAAGTTCCAGATCAGGTAAAAAGAGCGCAGGCAATTTTGGCTGTTTATTTAAATAATAATCGTGACGGATTAGGGTTAAGTGGATTTGAAGATTTTAAAAATATTCAGGTTGGATCTGTAAATGTAACGCCAAACTTTTTCGGATCAACTGGCGCTGATCGCGTTCCGCCATTATTTGAACGCTATTTCACAGGCTTGCGTATTAGTGGGCCAAGTAACATTTCTATTAAAAGGAGTTAATTATGTACAACGCAGATCCAGATTATTCACTTGGGGGTGAACTAATCACAGACACAGCCGCACATACAGGCAGATTTAAAAGTATTTTTTTTAAAGAAGATACTCAAGTAAATACCGCTTCTCATAACTACACAGGGAATAGTATTGACGGCGAAACATTTAAGGCTGGTCAAACTATTTTTGGATTATTTACAAGTATTACTCTTACAAGTGGCGCTTGTATTGCATATAAAATCTAATGGGAATATCTTCTGCACTAAAAAAGGTTTTAGAGAATAAAAAGCTTGCCGCTGATATAACCTTTAGATCTGTTTCCGCAGGGTCTTACAATACGACTACAGGAGTCATTGCAGAAACAAACACAGATACATCTATTAGGGGTGTTTTAGAAGATATAAATTTACGCGAAGTCAACGAATTAATCGAAGCAACCGATAAAAAAATTCAAATCGCCGCAGCAAGTCTTTCTTCTACACCTACAACTAAAGATAAAATAATTATTGGTTCTGTTACTTATTCAATTATTAGAATAGAAACAAATCAGCTTGCAAATGATAAATTAACTTTTGTTTGTTATTTAAGAACATGAGACAAATACGATTAGATCAAATTGGAGATTATTCAGAAGAACAAATAAATACTTTATTGTCTGCTGTTGTCTTAACTGCTGATCGAATAGTCAAGGAGGGGTCGCCAGTAGATACAGGAAGGCTTGCGGTTTCTTGGCAGATAGGAGAAAACGCAGAAAGCGGCGCACCCGCTGCAGAAGGCGATTATGGTTCAAAAGGCTTAGGAACTGTTGTTAAAAAAGCAAAAACAATCAATTATCAATTAGGAAAAGAAAAAATTAAAAATAAATATCATATTCACAACAATGTTCCTTATGCTGAACCTGTAATGATGGGAACAAGTTTACCGCCTTCTTGGGGTCAGACATATAGAAGTAATCAAGGACTAAAAGCAAAGCATCTTGATTTACTTGCAAAAGAAGTTCAAGGGGAAGTTCAAGATTTGTATAGACAAATAAGAGGTAAATAATGGCCGCATTAGATTTAAATACTGTTAGAGCAACTATTGAATCCAGAGTTGCGACAGAGCTTGCCAGTAGCCCCTCAATCCCTGTTGTTTTTCATAATATGTCGTTTGATAGCAATGCGAACACTTCTTTCGTGCAATGCCTTACAACATTCGGCGAAAGTAATTATTTAACGCAGGGCAACGCGGACGGATTAAATCGCGTAAATGGAATTGTTGTTTTTAATATTTTTACTCCGCAGGGAATCGGTTCAGGCGATAACTATACAATCGGTAAAAGGTTGCGGGATTTGTATAATCGAATTACAGTTTCTAATGTAATCTTCGATGCCCCGATTGGGCCAGAAGTAGTAACATCAAACCCAGAAGGTCAATTTCAAACACAACTAAGAATGACCTTTGAAATTTTCGAGGAACTTTAATGGAAATTACAGAAAAAATGCTTGATGCAATCGAAGCTGTAAAAGGTAGAAGAGATCCAAAATATTGGGATCCACAATGCAGAAGATATTACCAAGAACAGATAGTTGCAAAAAAAGATGTAAAAAAAGCTGAAAAAGGTTAATATATTTATAAATCTTTCTTTAAATTGTTATGGCTGCTGTAAAAGGTGATGTTGGACAGGTCAAATTTGATGACGGTGGTTCTTCAGTAAACCCTGTGCTTGGTACAAGATCTTGGTCTATGTCCATTACCAAAGATACACAGGAAACAACTGTGCAAGGTGACACTTTTAAATCTTTTGTTGGTGGACTTATCGAGGGTGAGGGTTCTGCTGAATTGGTTTATGACGCTGCGGCATCTGGAGAAACAGCAGCTTTTGTTGACGCTTGTTTGACAACAGGTGACGCTGGAACAGCATCATTTGAACTTTTTCCTGATAGTGCAAGCGGCAGTAAAAAAATTAGTTTTAGTGGCCTTGTAACTAACTTTGAACAAAGCTCATCTATAGGTGATGTAAACACTATTAGCATTACATTTAAACCATCTGGCACTATTACATCAGCTATCTAATTAATTTATGGCAACACAAAGAACAGCAGACCTTGTTATTGGTGCATTTCAAGATGAAATGACAACCAGAAGAAAATATGACTTAAAAGATAACAATGGAAAAGTAATTACAACTTTGTATTTTAAACCACTTACAAGGTTTGACAGGCAAAAAGCACAACAAATGGCTGGCACAGAGGAAGCTTTAACAGTTTCTACTCAGCTACTCTGCCAGATGGCCGAAAAAGAAGATGGGTCAAAACATTTTGATATGTCAGATGCACCGATCTTGCAAAGATCGTTACCAGAGAAAGTTTTAAATGATGTTGAATTATTTTTATTTAATATTGAATTAGATGTTGATACAGCAAAAAAAGAATCAAGCGAGACAACTGGCTAAACTTTGAGTTTTTTCTCGCAACAGAATTAAAGAAAACATTATATGAGCTTAGAACTTCTTTGACACAAGAGGAGCTTATTTATTGGGCTGCATATTATGAAAATAAATTTGAACAAGAAACAAAAGCGGCTCAACGACAAAAAGCCAAATCAAGGTAATATAGAATAAAGACTTTTTTTATTTGTGGCACAGGCTAATGTAAAACTTACTGTAAATGCAACGCAAGCCACAAGCGCATTAAAAGGCGTACAGAATCAAACAACAAAATTACAATCAGCATTTGGCGGATTAAAAACTGCAATAGCTGGTATTGGCATAGGATTATTAGCTAAACAAACTGTTTCAACAACTGCTAATTTTCAAGCTTTACAAATCAGAATGAAAGTTTTAACTTCTGAATTTGGGGAGTTTTCACAAGCACAAGAATTAGTTACAAAAGCACAAGATCAATTTAATTTATCTATTGTAGAGGCGACAAAAGGAATTACAGATATTTTTGCAAGATTAAGACCTTTGGGCGTTTCTTTAAAAGATATTGAAACTACTTTTATAGGTTTTAATAGTATAGCTAAGGTTGCTGGTCTTAATGCTACAGAAGCAAGTGCAGCCTTTACGCAGTTGGCTCAGGGTTTAGGTTCTGGACGTTTACAAGGTGATGAATTTAGAAGCATTGCCGAACAAGTACCACAGCTTCTAAAAGCTATTTCTGATGAGACAGGGATAGCATCTGGCAAATTAAAAGATTTTGCATCAAAAGGCTTACTTAAATCTGACATTATTATTAGAGCTTTATCAAAATCTGCTGAAGGATTAGGAAAACAAATTAAAGATATTATTGACGAATCACCAGCAGAAAAATTTAAACAATTAAATAATGAATTATTAGAATTACAGCTTACTCTTGGATCAAAATTAACCCCTGCTTTAGCAGACGGGGCGGTGGCATTAGCCTCATTAGTTGAGGGCTTTACAAATTTTATTGATAGTGAACAAGGACAAGTCGCTTTGATTATCACAGGTGTTGTTCTTGCAACTAAAGCTTTAGGGGCAGCGATTGCTTTTGCAACTCCTTTTGTCATAGCTTTAAAAACTAATCTTGCAACTATGGGTATTGCTGCTGCTGCTGCAAATGGAAAATTGGGAGCTAGTGCAACATTATCTTTTGCTGCCGCTGGTGGTTTTACAAAAGCGGCTATCGCTGCAAAAGGTTTAAAAATTGCACTTGCAAAATTGGGTATAGGTGTAGTTGTGATTGCTTTAGGTCAACTTGCAGCAAACTTAATGGCTGCGAGAAATGCACAAAAACAATTAAATGACATCATTGAAAAAGGAAGCGTAGCAGACATTAAAGAGCAAATTGAAAAGGCAAATGAAAGTATAGATAAATTTAAGAAAAGAATTGAATTTTTTGAGAAGAAAGGTTTTAAAGCATTAGCAAAAGGTGAACTTGAAAATATTGAAGAGGCAAAACTATTAATTACAGAATTAGAGGATGCACTTGAAAAAGCACAGGCTAGAGCATTAACTAAAGAATTTGAAAAGACAAAAAATGCTTTGATAGAAAAAAATAAAGAACTAGAAAAAAGTTTAAAAAGAGTAAAAATCGAATCGGAAGAAGAAAAAAAGAAATTTGATTTAGAACAAAGAAAAATAGAACTAATTAAAAAATTTGGAGAAGAAAAAGCAGCAGTAATTTTACAGCAAGAAGAAGAAAATAGAAAGCTTCAGGAGGGTGTTGACAAGATAAAAGAGAAAGAGAAAGCAACAAAAAAACTTAAAGAGACAATGGCTGCTGTTGGTCAGGAAATAGAACAAAATATTAAAGATGAACTTAGAGAAGCTATTAAAGGAGCAAAATCTTTTGGTGATGCAATGAACGCTGTTTTGAATAAAATACAAGATAAATTAATTGATTTGGCAATTGATGATTTATTTAGTGGAATAAATAAAAAAGGAGGTGGAATTGGTGGTTTTATTGGGAATATTCTTGGAGGACTATTTGCAGACGGAGGTAGGCCGCCAGTAGGTAAAGCTTCTATTGTTGGAGAGAAAGGGCCAGAATTATTTATTCCCTCTACTGCTGGTACAATAATTCCTAATAATAAATTAGGAGGTGGAGACAGTATTACAAATATTGTTAATGTGTCAGTAGATAGTTCTGGTAGCTCAGTTGAAGGTGATGATGCACTTTCACAACAGCTTGGTCAAACAATAGCTCTTGTGGTGCAAGAAACACTTGTTAGAGAAAAACGTAATGGAGGTTTATTAGCATAATGGCAACTTTTCCATCAATTAAACCAGCTTACGGTGAAACTCAAACTATAGAACAAGATAATATCGTTGTTAAACTTGGTGATGGTTATGAACAAAGATTAGTTAGAGGACTTGCAGCAAATAAGAGATA